CTCTCCTATGAGGCAAATCCCTCCCATCCCCATTTTGCGATAAAGTAGGCATCTACAATATCAGTCACAGGACTTGTAAGTTTAGTTGATTTGGGTTTTAGTATAGTTTTTAAGTCTGGTGGAGTGAGTAATTCTGCATTGAAGGCTTCATACATTGCTTCTTTATTTGCGTTACCTTTACCAGTTGCATATTTTTTGATTACTGTAGGTGGTACTGAAGTGAAGGACTGATTTGACTTATACATTTTGTGTTTGAGTAAACCAGTATTTTCGGCAACTGATCTTACATGAGATTTTCCAGAGGTTGCGAATGCATACCCCTCAATGTAAACCTCACATCCTTGGATACAACTCATTGCCCAATCCGAAAGTAGATCATGTCGTTGTTCTTCTGTCTCCCAATCTGGATATGGTTCTGGATGTAGATTTAAAAGCCCAGTTTTGGTCCGTTTGAGTCGTTGTGCAGTTTCCAAATAATATAAATCACAGCTATCAAAATCAAATAATCTATCAACATCTTGTTTCCAAACACATATCGCAGGTGAAGTTAGTGAATAGTCAATCCCAGCCAATTTCGTCATCGTGAATCCTTTCTGCGGGTTCCTCAATGAGATTACCACAAAAAGCACAACATTCGACAACTTGGTTTGGTTTAGGATCGGTTGACTTTATACTATACTCTTTATCACAATAATCACATTGTATCTCGTATAGTATATAGTCTTCTCCGTTTTTTGCTACTATCAAACACTCTCCTAATTTAAAAATTTTGGCGGTTCTTCTCCTAATTCCATAAGTTCTTGTTTCTCTTTTTGTTCTTTCTGGAATCGTTCTAAATTTGCAAGTGCCGCCTGTTTTAACTTTTCTTCAAATGCATCCTCAATTTTTCTCTTACCTTCTGGACTGATAACACTATCCTCTTCAGGCATGTTATCAAACTCTTGTTTGGTGAGCCAACGGACACACCATCCACCAACTTGTTTGGAGATGATGTTTCCGTCTTCATCTGCATAATCTATTTTATCGTCTGCATCTTTATCCCAATACAAGTTACAAACTCCAAAGTCTATTCCATCGGGAGTCTTGAAATGTTGATAAAAACTAGTTTTCCCAAGAGAATGAAATTTGTTGAATCCTGGCTGATTGTATATGATATACTTAAACTGTATCTCAAGGGACTTTCTCATTTCAAATAGATGTTGTTTATCTATTTTGAGTTCAGTCCCTTTTGGCCAAGATACTTTGAATTGAGGATCATCACTCATATCGTATCTTTCAATTCAATCTGAGGTAAAAGTTGTTTCATCTTCTGAACTTCCTGAACAGAACATTGATAAGTGACATTATATATGACTTGTTGAGATTCGGCCGTCAGACCCGCCTCAAACTTTGTTAAAAAATCTTGGTAACTATAAGATTTCTCTATAGTATCTAGTACACATTTACATATATTGTACAAATTCTCTGGTTGATACCTTGCTCTTAGGCCTGGTTGTTGTGCCATCCTTGTAAAATACATGGTAACATGCATGTGTTTTTTACCCTCGGGCCAAGGACTTATTACTTCAGTTTTAACTTCTGGTATCTTCTCTTCTCTAACGACTTGAACATCTTTGGTACAACTAGTAAAAAGTACCAAAGATGTTATGATGATGAAAAGGCTTTTCATCTTTTCCTTTAGATTACTTCACAACCTCCTGCCGTACATGCCAATTCTTGACTTGATATGGTGTAGTCTTGTGATTCGTATTTTGATAATTCTGCCCAATCCACATCCTTAGGCATAGTCTTTAGGGCCTCTTCGTACTCTTCTTTGGTACAATCTTGATATGGGGCCTGTCTGTATACATGCTCACTAAAAGGTAAGAATGATATACCACTAATCGCATCAAAATTCTCATACACCCATGCCGCTACGTCAACCCACTCATCTTCTTTTACGGAGATGGTAACGGATGGTTTATGTTCACACCAACTTGTGGCATAAGTTTTCCACAATTCTAATTGTTCCAATGCACTCATATCCATACGGAATACTGCATCTTTTGGACTTTTCATTGGGAAAGAAAAGACTGTTGTATGATCTGGTTTAGTAACATCGGGTTCATTTGGAAACCCCATCTCCTTCATCAGATTACAAAGTGGATCTTTATTGTCTGCCCTTACTGTTCTAATGTAGTATGGATTATGTCGTGCGTGTATTCCAGATGCACTATCAACCAACTGACTGACAGTACCACTAGGCTTAACACAAGTAATCGCAGCACTTGGTGGGATTCCGAGTTTTTCAGACCACTCTTTATTTGTTTCGTAAGCGACATCTCTAAGTTCTTCTAATAGTTTGTCTAATCCTTTTTTAGATCCATTCGTCAAAGGATTATCCATTATTCCTGTGAGTGATACTCCCAATAATCGTTCTTCTTCACAGTTTCTTTTCCACTCTCTTGAGAGGTATTTGAATTCAGTAAGAGTGGATTGGAACGTGCCAAGGAT